TATTTGACGAGCATGACTCGCCTTTAGTATTAAAGATAATTAACGAGCTAAACCCCAAACTAGAGGGGCTTCACTCGCATCTAGAAAAAGAGTTGGGGGTCTTACGTTAGCGCATGTTTATGTACATCGTAACTTCAAAGCCATATCTCATATCTATGTATGTTGGTTTTTCCCATGTCATTGTAAATATCTCCTTTTAACTTACTGCTTTAATACCTAACCGTCTATTCATCACCATCTGTTCTGAGGTGGTTAAAACAAAGTTAGAATGTTTACATATCTGCTCTATTAATAATTTTTTTAAAGCATCGTCTTTTCTGTTGCTCTCAGCACAACCGTATATCTCAGAGAACATCGTGCCTAAATGTTGTAGTGCATCGGTGTTTACTCTGATTGTAGCTGCTTCTGGAGACTCTGTTTGAAAATTAAAAATCTCATCCATTTCATTATGCCTCTAAGTCAGTTGTGAAAACTTGAAGTGGTTGCTCCTTACCTTTAACTGTAATCTCATTCATCCTTGTTAAATTGTATTTACTTTTACCTGCTGTAGATTCGCCTATTAGTATATCTACCTGCTGTTCTTTAGTAGCAGATTCTAAACGAGCTGCTGTATTTACAGCGTCACCTATAGCAGTATAGTCAAACCTTGAATCACTTCCCATATTACCTATGACAGCTTCTCCTGAGTTTATGCCTATACCTATAGCAATCTTGGGTAGTTCTTCTTTCTCAAGTTTGTCGTTAAGCAACTCCATATTAATTAGTATTTGATTAGCACAGTTGACAGCTCTATGTTCATGCTCATCTTGGTCAAGCGGAGCGTTAAAGATAGCCATCATAGCGTCACCAATATACTTATCTACCATCCCACCGTACTTTTGTACTGCAGTTTGCTGTGCCGTCAACGCTTTATTCATAATATAAGTTACTTTTTCAGGCGGTAAAGTCTCGGACATACTTGTAAACCCTCTAACATCTGTAAATAAAAAGGTAGCGTACCTCTTTTCTCCACCTAATCTAAGCAAGCTAGGGTCTTTCTGTAGCTGTTTAACCTGTCTAGGGTCTAGATAATGCTCAAATTGTTTCTTTATTTGTTGCCTAAGTCTATGTTGGGTACGGTAATTTAAAAAGTAGGCCACCGTAGAGGCCAAAATCTGGGTGATTAATGCCCAAGTTGTGTCGATTAGCAGCCCATTCTTAACAAATAGTATTTCTGTTGCTGCCGTACCACCAAAAATTACCAGTAAAGAAAGCACTCCTCCGACCACACCTAAGCCACTGACTAACATCCACACCAGAGTCACTGTAGTGATGTATATAAGGAGTTCTAGCAACAATGCATAGTTGGGTACATGTGGACTGTTCTCTATCAACATGGACTCTGCTAGGGCTGCTTGAATGTATTGAGGTTCTAGAAGTCCTATGGGCGTTGCTACCTGTGGCATTACTCCATCAGCCGTAACACCTACAAAAACAAACCTACCTTCTATGTCATAAGAATCATACATCTCATCTAACAAAGAAACCTCATAAGTCTTTACCCAAGATACCCACTTCCTACCTAACGAGTCTACTTTAACGGGCGGTATACCCTGCACTGTAACTTCTTCTAGCCCATTCTGACCAGTTGTTATTATATATGTCTGCGCGTCTGCCAGTACCTTTAGCACCTGTGTACCAAAAGAAGCTAACCAACCGTCAGGAGTCTTGTATAGTAGCGGTACTCTGCGTACTAAGTTGTCTACCTCTACAGGAGCTGTTGCTATACCCTGCTCAGTCCAATCCGAGTCCTTCAGTATATCTATGTTTTGAGCTACACCGTTTGATAAGTAACCGCCCTCTCCCTCACCACGTATAACAGTTCCTACGGTTTCGGGGTACTCTCCACTGTTGTTACCAAACAGGGCTAACACTGTAGATGTGTGGCTTAGAGACTTAGCAAAGGCTTCATCTCCTCCAAGCCTGTCTGGATGCGGAAAGGACATAACCCATCCTACTCCTGTAGCACCTCTACGCAGTAAGCTGTCGTTTATCTCTGCTAGTCTAGCGCGAGGTAGTGGATACCCACCTTCTCTGTCTATATCTTCTGCTGTAATGTTTAGTATTGCAAAGTAACCAGACTCCTCTGGTGTCTCTACAAGCCTATCAAATGTTCTCATCTTTAAAACTTGATAAGCTGTAGGCTGTAGCAGTAGTGGAAGTATAAATAAACTTATTAAAATAAAACCGTATAAATTTTTCATTAAGATCCTTGTAGTATTCTTATTGTTGAATCTGAACCACCATTAATCTTGACAATCTTCTCGACACCTTCTTGCATAAGGACTACGGTATACGCATTACTTCCATCTACGTCTAACCTAACTTTGTGTCCTACGAATCTTTGCAGCGTAACTATCTGCCCATTCACTAACGTAGTAATCTGTGTATCTTTATCCTGACCTAGCGATGTACCTGTAATTTGCATCGTACTAGATTGCTTTAATTTATCTTCTTCTTCTGCTATTGCCAGAGCATCTAGTACATTTAGCAGATCTTCCAAGAAATTAACGTCAAGATAATTAATATCTAATTCAGTAAATTCAAACTCTGAGGATTCGTCAAGGAAATCATCCGCTAAAAAGTCCACATCTAACCCTGAAAAATCTAAGTACGGGTTCTTTTCTGCTACAGTTTCTACCTCCTCGACACGTTCGACTCTTTTAGGAGGATTTACAATCAGCATGTTATCAATTAAATCTAATGTTAAATTTAATATAGCAGGTTTAGTCGGGGCATTTACAAACAGTGAAGCTGTAGTAGCTTGATAAGGTTTGTTTAAAGTTACGCTACCCGCTGCTGTCGAAACTACAATCTCTCCAGAGGACAAACCGTTAGCATCAGGCAGTAAGATAATTAAACTTTTACCAAGCTCATCTACTGTGCATGTAAAGTCTGTACCTAGTATTGCAATGTTTGCTGTAGGTGTAGATAGATTAATATTTCTTTTATCTATCTTACCTAGCTTACCTGTAAGAAACCTAGCCGTACCTCTAGCAAATTTCAGAGTCATCTTAGATTTGCTAGGGTTTGGATTGTAAATGTACTCATTGATTAGTAACTTGCTATGCTCAGTAAGTCTTACTTTACTGTCATCTTCAAAAGTTATAGCCATCCTACCTCTAGAAGTTTCTACATTATCTAAAGATTGTATGCCTAAGTTAAGCTCTGCTCCTAACTCTTTGTCTCTGATTACTCTACCACGACCGTTAAGCTCTGATATAGCTCCTATGTCAGCAGCCTGTAGAGGTTCCCTGATCGTCTTGGTCAACACAAAAACTACCATTAGAACCGTTACTAGTAATTTTAACCCAATCATTGTTGAGGGTACTTGCTTGTGTAACATTGATTGTCCTTGAACCTCCTGTATGATCTAGCCACATATAACCGCCTGAGCTGGCGTTAACACCTGTACCTGAGTAGGTTATGGTGTTATCACTACCATCTATATCCATATAGTTTGTAGCTTGGTCAATGTTTATACTAGATGTAATTGTGTTGTTGCTTCCCTGTATTATCCAATCTAAATCAAGAGTACCTGCTGCTGCAGTTGTTGCTTGATTAAGAGTCATTGTATTGCTGCTTCCTGTTACGTTGACATTTACATTAGAGCTATCTGCTCCGTATGTATTAGTTGTGTCAGTCGCAACTGTCATATCATTTGAGCCACCAGTAAATTGAAAGAAGCCCGTATAGCTATCAGCTGTAATGTCGCCTTTCCAAAGGTTGCTTGAACCTATTTGATTAATATCTAGTGTGTTAGTCGTTCCTATAAAATCAAAGTCAGTTAACGTGCCTGCTACAGAACCGACACCACCTATTAGGTTTCCTCCCCCTTGTTGTTCCAAATCGATATTCGCCGTAGCACCTGATTGGTCTATCCATATTTCGTTGTCAGCTAAAACACAATGCATAACAGAGAAAAATAATATAAACGCTTTAATCATTTTTTATCTCCCAGTATTTCTTGCTTACCCCTTCGTTAATAGTTTGTAGTACTGCTGTCTCTATTGCTGCTTGAAGGGCAATGTTTATTGATTCATTTTGCACCGAACCGTTTTCAATTTCTATCAGTTCAGTTCCTTGAGCTACAAATTTAAAAACATCTTGGTTGTATCCTACACTTAGGACACTCTTAGTTACTAAAGTTTCTATTAGTACCCTACCAGTAAGTACAGAAACTGTTCTTAATGATACAGTAATAATATCTTGTCTGTATTTTCTAGAAGCTCCGATACCTAAGTACCTTGCTCCAGAACCTCCAGAAAGCACATTACTCTCGTAACCTACGACACTTCCCTCCATAAGCAACCCTGCAAAAAGTAAAGGCTTTAACTTTTGTTTCTCATCAAAGTCTGCTCTAGCTGACCTGATAAGCTGCCTTTCTTTTGCAAGATGGTCTAGCCCTACTCTATCGACTACATCGAAGAACCCACGCTTTTCAGAACCTGCGTGGTGTAACGCTCGTATAAGATACGCTACAGGCTTTTGAGTTACGGCAGTACTGAAGCTTGCATACTCCCCGTTGCTTCTTCTCTGCCCTGTGTCATCTAAGAAAGCTCCTGCATACACCGCAACTACGGGTTTTTTAGTTGGTGCGTCTACTCTTGCAAGTTCTTTTATAAGAAGCTTTCGTATAACTGGTTGTTCTATTTTGGGAGATATGTGTCCTCGCATACCCCCTGTATTTGCACAGCTAGAAAGTAAAGCTACCAATAGGAACAGTAATAGTAGTTTGACCGCCTTCGGTGTCTGTAATTTTAAGTGAGACAAAACTTCCATCTGTACTATAATCCACCTTATTACCTTCTAATGTAAAGCTTCCGCTTTCTGATTTAGTTTCTCCAAACATATTGTCTACTAGCTGCCTAGATAACTCTGCATATATTCGACTTTCTAAGTTACGAATAAACCTAGCAAGCGTTGTGTTATTTTGGTCACGTACTAGTTCTTCTTTATACGCTTGGATCTCTTCTTTAATCTTTTCGTCACGACTGTGTTCTTGGTTTTCTATAGTAAGGTAGTGCGCTGACGTACCATTACCAGAAAAACTAGGACTCTTAAATTTAAATAACATCTCATCAGCAGAAATGGTATTTAAAAATAAACTACATGCAATGCTAAGTAGTAGTTTCATTGTTATTTTTGTTTTCAATTTCACGTAACTCTATAACCGTATCTAGTTTTTGTTGCAGTCGTATAATGTCATTGTCCAACATCCTTATGCGGTCTATTAAGCCGACTAGAGTTCCCATTGTCTCTCCTAGCTTGGCTTTTATTTGTTTGGTTATAAACTCCCATATGAAGTAAATCATGTACAGCAAACCTACCGTAGCCACAATAGGAAAACCATACTCTCCAATAATCTGTGCTACGTTCATTAGTCTCTCCTCGCATCTTCTTTTCCATTAGCTCTAGATATTCTATCCAAGTCTGGTCGAATACCTAGAACTGTACACATAGTACAATCTATTCTTACCATATCGTGATTCATTGTTTTAACTCTGTTGTCAAGATTAAACACAATATTATGT